CTGCACTGACTTTACTCGAGGTTTTACCTCAGCCCGATTACTCGGGACTCCAACGGCGCTTTAGGGAAACCTGGCGCCGATCAGGATAGTGGTATGCGCGGACCGCAGGCTCATCAGGAAGGAATATATCAAAATTCCACAACGATGGGTTAAGACAGTGTTTATCACTGTCATCTGCGGGAGCTCCCTTGATTAAAGGATGAGATTTTATCTCAGCCTTTAATGATGCTACACGTAGCATCTCAAGGTAACCCGGTAGGTGGGCTTGGTAAGAGCGCACCTGGACCACGGGGGCAAGTATCTCTCGACGCTGCAAGTTACGGTTATACCGTCGCTTGAAGTGTCTTGAATTATACTCGCGTATCCAATGGCCACTTTTCCGATCGTCCCACCAGCAGACGCAAGAAGGATCCTCTCTTTCAGAGAAAGGAAACTTCCTTACCTTCGACACGAGGTCGAAGATGAGGTCTGCTAGTAGGTACAACCCTCGTCTACACGCAGCATTGTGAAGCGCTACGTGTTGGACAAGGGACTTACCACTGCGATGATTCCATACACACTTAATTCTAAGTGGGGTGATATCGACGCCTTTATAGGCATCGCATCCACAGGATTCCCGAAAGAACCCTGCTGTACAACACTTCTTCTCGTTAAACACGAGGTCAAACAATGGAAGTGTCTGTAGTACTGCATCTTGGTCTTCAATGCGTACTATAAGATCATCGCCATAAACATATACCCTCTTCGACGCCTGAAAAACGTCTAAGGTAGGATGTTTATGTAGAATCGCTGCAACAGCGAGGCTCCAGAATACAAGGCTCTCAACGGGAAAGCAGAGACTGCTTCCCATTGGAGCAAACTTGTTTAGACGGATAACCTCGCCCGACGGGATGCGAGTGCTACTAGATCTGCATGCATACATGCATTCAAACCAGTAGTCCGGGAAAAGTTGCTTGACTAAAGCAACTGATACACGGTCACTAGCATCTTTCATATCAAGGGTTACCCAAGGAGCTCCGTTAGAAGCAGCAAGGGCAAGCCTTCGATTGATGGACTGATCAACAAAGTTGACCTGGCCACCACTCAGAGGCGAGGATTCGATTGCTTTCTCAAGCACTCGTCTCACTCCCTGCTGTATCCACTGATACTCCTTAGGTTCCATCGATATTAACCGAGGACCACGCGAGTCTTTTGGAACAAGCACAACTTTCGCCGTGCCTTCCTCCAGTTCCGCGTAGTGCTGTAGACCTTCCGAGATCTCAGCAACATGGTGGGCATTAAAACAGAAATACTCCCCGAAAGGGAATACTCTGTCAAGGCCGCGGAAAATGCTTCGAAAAAGCATTTTTCCGTGCCCTCGCTCGCCATTTGCGACAGCTCCTGGGCCATGCCGAGGGCCGCAATGCGGTCCTCTGGGGTCATACGTTCCCACCACCCGAGACACCAGTCTTCGGGCATGTTGAATACATGACCTGGCATATGCAGATTCCATATATGGATCTCCCTCTCGCAGTTCGCGAGGTTGGGAAGGTGATCTATGGTGTCCCAAAAGTCGTCCCCAGAAAACTGGGTGCGACATAGGTAATTCCACAGATCTACCCCATCTATGAACACGTTCGGTGGACCCAATACCGATTCCTCGGTATTGGACACCGCTTTCGTGCTGCGGGTTTGCGTCATCTCTCTCCAGCTGAACTGATCGATTAGATCTATCAGCGGGATTGATGGGCAGACCGCGATCTGTAATACAGAATGCATTAATGACTTGTTCATTTTGCTTATCGGTTGTCGGCACACCTAGTTTGTACTGCAGAGCACAAACTTGGCGCAGCGATTTTAACGCTTCAACGGACGCATCACTGCGTTCGTTTCCTGCATCGTCGAATACTTGCCTTATCAGCCACCCAAGAAATAGGGGCAACTGAGTTCCGCGCTTCAGCTTGAAGCCACGGAAACGTAAGGAAGTCGCAGTAGACAGAGCTGTATCAACAGCTTTGCCTAAGGAGGGAATCGTCTTTGTTAGAAACGATAGACCCTCAGCCTTGACGCGACCTACAATGGTTTGCAAGTCACGGCTTAGCTCGGCGTCAGGATATGTAGAAGCACTAGCCACACTTCGGAGGCTAGCGGTAAACATAGAGCTTTGTAACTCTATGAGGCTATTCTGCTTTCCCATTAGGGTAGGCGTCCTAGCTACGCTAGCTTATGCAGGTAAGTCTTAATCAGACCTACTTGTATCCCCGGAGGTTCCCTTGGTTTTCGACGAACTGTCGATGGAACCACACTGCCACCGGCGCGGTAAGCTGATAAAGCTTAAAAAGCGCAAGGCAGCAGAGAATCGCAAACGAAGCCCTAAGGATCTTACGATCTGAAGGATCCATTTCACGACTCCTGGTTAGCGAGTTTGGTGAGAATGCCGCTGGTCGTTAAAAGACCAACATGCGTTCCAACCATATCAGCTACTACGGCGTCAGTGATGATCGAGACCAAGTTAATTGGTCTATCGATCGTAACACCGACATTACAGATGGGTATAATCCCACCTGTTGTGCTCGTATCCTGATCCACTTTCGAAAAGCGGAACAGGAGGTTCGTGCGCAACCGCGCGGCAAAGTTCTTGCCTGTGACGGAGTGCCTGATGAGGTACTCTTTCCGGCTTGAATTTGCTGTTGCGGCAACTCTCCGTAGAGTGTTTCCTTCGACCCCACTCGCCACTAACGCGAACGTTAGTGATGAACTGGAACCCACGTTGGATATGCCCGTCCCGTTTGCAACGAGAGCGAGGTTTTCGTCTAGCATAGCTTTCTTTTAAGTTATGTTGTTGATGTTGACCATGCTCGAAAGCATGGGTAGAAGACTATCGCAAACCGCGGTAAGTCTTCCGGCTACCAAGAGCTAAGGTATTAAAGAGACTTCCCGAAAGGAAGAACTCTCTCGACCCAGGGCTCTTGATCGATATCGTATGGGCGTCCAGATTTACATCTGGAACTCTACGATCATATACACTGAGGGTCCGACAATATGCCCTTTTCATCACGGTTTCTCGGCCATGAGCAGCAACAAAGTTGACTGCTGGTGGTCCGAAATTAAACTCGCTTTGATAAGGAATGTATATTTCGGTCTCAAGTAAGTAGTGGTATTTTGTCGAGTGACAAAAAGCTACCGCTTGAACAGTAATAGGGAAGTTGTCTCTTGAAAATGAATGCAAGAAACCACTAACGTCGACAACCCAATCGACGACGAACGAAAATGGTATGGCGTTCCAGACAATCGCGGGGTCTAATTTAAGGCCCAGCGCGTCTAGATAGCCTAACAGTTTCGCTTCTGCTTCCGACATACGAGGAATGGAGTAGATATACTCCATCGTCGCGTTGTATACAGGGCGCTGAACCCACCTATACTTTGTTCGAAGAACAAAGTTTGGACGATTCAGAATATTAAATGGAGACGGCCACGGTTCGTTGTCGTCTTCCATATAATGCCACCCGTTGTCAGGCTTCTCGGTTCCGTAAGGATCACCTGAGAGACCAAGCACGTATTTGTAGTGCCTGGTTTGCCTGCGACCCGCATAACGCCTTAGGAGCTTGAGTTTGTAATCAAGCTCATTAAGCTGAGTGAAGATTTCGATTAAGTCCTTTACAAAGGGGACTATACCGAAACTTGCCTCAAGATGAGCGCCACAAAGCCGCTTGACGATGTCTTTCAACATCTTCAAACGACCCCCTGGCATCCTATAGGAAAGATCCGAATAAGGTAGAGACTCAGCCCATTTCAACCTACTCTCTCGAGTAAGATTGAACTTGCTGGGTTTCGCCGAACCGCGGATCCGCTGCAACGCGTTACCTACTCTATTCCAACGCTTAAAATCTTTAAGCTCAAGAATAAAGTTTACCAGAGATACCTTAGATTTTATCTGAGGTCTCATGACTTCGATAGCCTTCTTAGCGAGGG